CATTGAATGGCAAGACAGAGGTACCAGCAGTGGTGCACCTGTTGCAATTCACGAGGCAGACAGTGATATCATTAGTCAAACGACTAGAGGTAAAGATTATAAAGATAGATTACCAAACGGTAACTATTTAGATAATACTGCCAATCACTTTGTACTTATCGTTGGTGACAATCCAGAAACAGCATTGATATCTATGAAGTCTACTCAATTAAAAGTGAGTAGAAAATGGAACTCAATGATGATGGGTTTAAAAATGCAGGGTAAGAATGGTTTGTTTACTCCGCCTACATACAGCCACATTTATAAACTATCAACCGTTCAGATGTCTAATGACAAAGGAACATGGTTTGGTTGGGATGTGTCTAAGATTGGTCCTGTCACAGAAAAAAATATCTATGACATGGCTAAAAACTTTGCAACTAGTGTAGGTAAGGGTGAGATCCAAGCGAAACATGGTGCAGAAGAAACATCTACTGCAACATCTTCAAACTACTAGAATCCTAGGTAGTGGGCGTCTAAGCGAGAGTGGCCACGCCCACTTTTAAAAATATGATAGAAGATAGAATAGAAAGATTTAAAGATATATTTGAAGGTTTAGACCGAGCACATGGTGTCACTATCGTAGGCGAATCAAACGGTAATGGTCAAAAAGTAAAAGGTAAATCATTTGTAAAAAGAGAAATGGTTACACCAGAATTATGGTTGAAACATTTACAAGGTACAGAAAATTTAGGTATCATACCTATAAACGATAACAATGAATGTAAATGGGGATGTATTGACATAGACTCATACGCAGAATTTGATCACAAAAAATTAATTAACAAAATAAAACTTTTAAACTTACCACTGATTGTATGTAGATCTAAATCTGGTGGAGCACATGTATTTTTATTTTCATTAAATTACATATCTGCAAGTATAATGCAGGATAAGTTAAATGAGATTAGATCTGTATTGGGTTATGGTGGATCAGAAGTTTTTCCAAAACAAAGAGAATTAAAATCGAAAGATGATACAGGAAATTTTTTAAATTTACCATACTTCAATGGTGATGATACAGTAAGATATGCCTTTGATAATGATGGTGAAGCTGCTAGTCTAGAGGGTTTTTATAAATTATATGAAACAAAAGTTGTAACGGCCGACATTATAGAAAGTTTAGAAATAGAAAGACCACAAACTCCATATTCAGATGGACCACCGTGTATAGAATTGATGGCACAAAATAAAATAGGTGAAGGTGGTAGAAATAATGCTTTGTTTCATTATGGTGTGTACGCAAAATCTAAATGGCCAGAAAATTGGAAATCTAAATTAGTTGTATTTAATGAAACTGCAATGCAATCACCTTTAACAGATGCTGAAGTTGATATAATAAAAAAACAACATGACAAAAAAGATTGGGGTTACAAATGTAATGATCAACCAATGTGTAGTTTGTGTGATAAAAAATTATGTAAGTCTAGAAAGTTTGGTATAGGACAAGAAATTATATTTCCAAGCTTAACAGATTTACAAGTAGTAAATTTAGAAGAACCATACTATTACATGAACGTAGACGGAGATAGGTTATATTTAGATTCCGCAAAACATTTAGCCAATCAAACATTATTTCAAGAGGAGTGTATTAAACAATTAAGAATAAATCCTCCAACATTAAAAACAGGTGAGTGGAAAAAGATAACTACGATTCTATTAAACAATGCAGAAGTTACAGAACCTGCAGAAGGAACTGGAACAAAGGATATTTTGAAAAACTATTTAGAAGATTATTGTGTAAATAGAATACAGAAAGATGATTTTGAAGATTTGAAGAATGGTGGAACATATACAAAAGAGGGATATCACCACTTTGTATTTGACAACTTCTTTCACAATTATTTATCAAGAAAACATTGGAAGGTTCCATATCAAAGAACATCACAAATGTTAAAAGATGATTTAAATTGTACAACTAAACGTGTAGGCAAATACAAACTATCAGTATTTGTTGTAGCTAGATTTGATAAAAAAGAAGAAACATATAAACCAAAAACATTTAGAAAGGACAATTATTGATATGAAACCAAAACCAATAACATATAATGGAATAGATTTTAGAAGTAAATTAGAGGGGAGATGGTATAATTTTTTTACAGATGAATGTAAATTTGAAGTTGAGTACGAGCCTGATGTAGAAGGAGTTAAAGGATATATTCCAGACTTTAAAATAAAAGGTAGATTATACGATATATTTGTAGAGGTAAAACCATTTGAATCATTAAATGATTGGTATGAAGATACTCAATACGAAGATCAAAAAATTAAATTAAATAATTCTAATTTAATTAAAATAGAACATTCACCCATAAGTTATTATAAGTTTAGTAGACATGCAAAAGAAAACTTAGAAGAAGTTTTTAATAATATATCTGGTGGACAACAAATAATGGCTCATTCTTCTAGCGCTCCCAACCCGTTTGTTTTAAACTACACAAATGTTCATGAAGATCAAGTTGAAGATTTTTTTGATTTAATGATAAAAAAAATAGAAAAAAATGATGAGGGTGGAAGAATGACAGAATTATTTTTTGGAAAAGATTGGAGAGATTATAAAAAAAGCCCTGCTCTCTCACAACTTGGTTTTGTACATGATCCTAAAAAAGAAAAAAATAAAAGAATATTATTAGTAGTGGGTAGTCAAATACCACAGTGTTCTGGTAAAGACAAAGCTTTTGGATGTTTATATCCAATGACAGATAATATGTTAGAAAAAGATTTTTCATTACCTTTGTTCTTTGTAAATGGATTTGTTTCAGGATCAGATTTTAGAGCCATGACTGATTATTATAATACTAATTATGCTTATGATTTTAGCACTGGTCCACACACTCCGTTTTGGGGACAAATAGTTAGTGGACAGTTTTGGAATGCTCCAGAAATAGATGACAAAGAATTTAAAAAATCTTTACCAACTAGTTGGAATAAATCATGGTCTAAACTTCAATGGAGGCCAAGATGAGAACAATAATATACGGACCACCGGGTACAGGTAAAACACATACATTGTTAAATCACGTTGAAAATTTTTTAGAGTATACATCTCCAGATAAAATAGGTTATTTTACTTTTAGTAAGAACGCGGCAGAAGAAGGTAAACAAAGAGCAGCATCAAAATTTAAATTAGGCTTTGATGATCTTCCATACTTTCAAACGTTGCATTCATTTTGTTTTAACAGACTTGGTATAAATAAAAATCAAGTCATGAAAGAGAAACACTACAAAGATTTAGGAGAGAAGATGGGTATAGAAATAGAAGGAACACAACAAGATGAGGATCATGACAGTGTATTTTATTCTAAGAATCCATACATACAATTAATAAACATAGCACGATCAAAAGAAATAGATCCCGTAAAATATTATCATCTTACAGAAAACTCAAAAGTATCTTTAAACAAATTAGAAATTATATCTGAGGAATTAGAAAGATATAAAGAACAACACGGTCTTATAGATTTTCCTGATATGATAGAAAAATTTTTAGAGACAGGCGCATCACCAAAATTACGTGTAATGTTTGTGGATGAAGCGCAAGATTTAAGTTTAATACAATGGAAGTTGGTTAGAAAAATAGAGGAATCATCAACAGATTCTTTTATTGCAGGAGATGATGACCAAGGTATTTATAAATGGAATGGTGCACATGTGAGCACATTTATAAACTTAGAAGGAACGAGAAAGGTTTTAGAACAATCACGAAGAGTTCCAAGACAGCCTTTTATGTTAGCAGATAAAATTATTAAAAAAGTAAAAAGTAGAGTTGAGAAAAATTATTTACCAAAAGATGCAGAAGGACATGTAGAAAGATGTTCTCATTTATCACAAATAGATTTCAGTGAAGGTAAATGGTTGGTCCTAACAACTGCAAACTACATGTTAACCAGTGTGGGAGAAATTTTAGATGAAAAAGGTTTGTATTGGCAAAGAAGAAATTCATCACCAAGAGTTAAAAATATATATGAAGTGATAGAGAAATGGAATCAATTACGCACAGGTGTACCAATGCATTACAATGAATGTAAAAAAATAAAAGCAAAGATGAATAAAAATTGGGATAAAAAATTATTTAAAGACATGGCCAAAGATCAATTTTATGACATAGATACTTTGAGAGATAAGTTTGGATTAAAAACAGAAGCTGAATGGTATGGAGCATTAGATGAATTAGGTGATGAAGATATTAAAAAGATAAGAAGACTAATAGCTTCAGGTGAAGACTTAACTAAAAATCCAAGAATTAAAATATCTACAATACATGGTGTTAAAGGTAATGAACGAGAAAATGTAGTAGTCACAACAGAATTATCTGGAGCAGCTTTTGAAGAATATCAAAAGAACCCTGATGATACACATAGATTGTTTTATGTTGCATGCACAAGAACAGAAAACAATTTATATATTATTGAACCACAAACAAAGAAGGCATATGACATCTAAAAATATATTTGATGATGCGTTTCCACAAGACCGTCAAATTGGGGGATCACATTACAAAAATTTTCGTATTCAACCATACGAATTTATTTCAAAAAATGATTTATCATTCTTCCAAGGCAACGTTGTGAAATATGTTTGTAGATATTTACACAAAAATGGTATAGAAGACTTGGAGAAAATCAAACACTATTGTGATTTGGAAATTAAAAAATTGAAAGATAAAAAATGAAACCAGTATTTAAACCACAAACGGAGTGGCTACCACCCGAATCATTTCCTGATCTATCTAAGTATGATGAGATTGCAATTGACTTGGAGACAAAAGATCCAGAATTAAAATCTATGGGATCTGGTTCTGTTACAGGTAAAGGTCAGATGGTTGGTATCGCTGTAGCTGTAGAAGATTGGAAAGGTTATTATCCTATCGCACACGAAGGTGGTGGTAATATGGATAAGAACAAAGTTCTTAAATGGTTTCAAGATGTACTAAATACACCTTCAATTAAGATATTTCATAATGCTATGTACGATGTATGCTTTATTAGAGCTGCAGGACTAAAAATCAATGGTCAGATAGTAGATACCATGATTGCTGGCTCTCTCGTGGACGAGAATC